TCACAGGAAATTATCAATTTGAGCTATCTTAGCTTCAAAGTCTTGACGTGCCTTTTTAGTCACGTGCATATAGATCTTTTCTGTGATGTTTGTGTCAGCATGCCCAATGCGATCTTTGATCACACGTAAAGGAACATCCATATCAGCAAGCACCGAAACATGTGTATGTCTGAAATAGTGTGTAGTAACATCTTTATCTATTTTCTGACGTTCAATTATGCGCTTTAGCATAGTATTGGCGTTGTTGATGTTGAGTGGCTTTTGATCAGCAAAATGGGGCGCTGATGGATTATAAGCAAACAGCAATGCATCTAGGTCTTTGTTACGCATATGTCTTTCAACGATCGCCGCAGCTTCGGGGGATAAGATTATCTTACGCATTCCCGCAAAAGTCTTAGTAGAATCTGATAGATAGTAACGTGATGGAGAACTCAAGAAAACAAGTGAATGGTTAATATCAAGATAAGTTTTACCGTTTTCTTTGATCACGTCTTGAACACGTAAGCCAGACGCCTCGCCAAAGCGCATGCCAGTCAAGTATTGCAGCTTGAAGACATCAGCATAGTGATCTGCACCATTTATCAAACAATCGTCAATTATCTTTCTATACTCATCTTGCGTCAAATACTTATTTTCTATTTGATTTCTTTTACGAGCATTTTCATTTTTCCATTCGATCTTGACCTTTTTGATATTATTATCTTTTAAATATCCATATGTTACAGCAAAATCAAACAAGACAGACACTTTATTTTTTATAGCTCGGACAGTTCCATTTGTCAGATCTCGCTCGTTGTTATATAACATGTCGTTGAAGTAACGATTTAGACTTCGTTGTGAAATATTGCTTATGATAGTGTCATGACCAAAATCATCGACAAATTTTTTGATAAACAATGCACCATTTTTATAAGTGCTAGGTTGGACCCGCTTTTGATACTGCTCTAAAAAGGCAGTTGACACTTGCGAAAGTGTTGCGGTTTGAACAAATTCACTTTCTTCAGCTAATGCCTTATTGATCTTACGCTCTAATTCTTGTGTAGCTGCTTTTACTACTTGAGGTGTTTTCTTTCCATACGTTACAGAAACCTTGCGATATTTCCCAGTCAAAGTTGATTTGTAACGTTCGACAAAGCAGTATCGCTTTTCAAGTTTTCCATTGACTAGAACTTCTCTGTTCTCGATCCACATAATTAAACCTCCTCATCTGTTACAAGAAATTCTAAACTCGTAACAACCTGTAACACATCTATAACGCTTGGGAGAGCAAGTGTTAAGACTATTTTGTTACAGGTTACAAGTTTTCTACTTTACTTAGTGTTTTATTTAAAATAAGGTACTATATAGTATATGTTTTTATAATATATATAGTAATAAAAATAATATATAATATAGGGGGTCAAAACTTTGTAACTCCTATAACAGAATGACTAAACTCTTACTCTCGCAAGCATTACAGCTGTTACAGGTTTTATTTTTTATCTGCAACAACTTGTAACAATCTATAACACTTATCCACAGGCAAAACTTAATTATTCATTTTCCATTAGTCAACCTCCTTAGCAGAGCGCATCGGCCAGACGGTTACGTTCTTCACGATCTGCTTTTTCTTTTGCTTTCTTTTCTTCAGCTTCTTTTTGCATTTTTGCAACGTCGGCTTTGAAATTATCCAAAAATCCCATGGTGAGACCTCCCTTTTTTATATTTCCGATAATATTTTCTCGACGACCGGGGCGTATCTCAGAGACAGATGCCGGTTTTCGAGGAAAACAACCGGATTAATGCTTTTACAATCCAAATCATTTTCCATCAAATAAGTTTCAACCTCTTCGGCGACCATGAACTTTTCTGCCTCAGCTTCTGCTTTTGCCTGCATTGTCCTGGTGCGGTGGTACAGGTTCATCTCGCCTGATTGACGTGCTGCGTGTCCAAGTTCATGCAAGAGGACCATCTCTTCTTCTTCCTCGCTCAAATTATTATCCAAGATAATAGCCCTGTAATCATCCACATACATACCTTTAGCTTCAAGCGGACCGTATAAGACAACAATTCCCATATCATTTATCATGTCTTTGATGTGTCGGCGCATATACTCACCTCACTTCTTGTTGCCAAAGTAGGCTTGCAGAAGGCTTTTAGCCATGGCTCTGTCATCGTCAGAAATTGGTTTGCCATTGTAGGCAACGGCATTGTCCAGAGCATTGTCCAAGTCGATATCGGTTTCTTTCTTCATCTCAGGCTTACCGAGAAGGTAGTCGGTGGTTACATTGAAGTAGTCAGCTAATTCACTTAACGTGTCAGCACCTGGAATTGCACGTCCTGTTTCCCACGCTCCAACTGTTTGTTGTGATACTTTCATAGCCTTAGCTAAATCCCTTTGTGTCATACGCTTTTTTTTTCGCAATTCTTTAATTATGTTTCCTAACATAAAAGTCACCACCAATTTAATTATTATTTCTAATAGTATTTTACTATTTTTAGAAGTCAAATACTATCTTCGTTAGTAATTACTAAAATAAATAGGGAAACACTAAAAAAAAGGTTGAAATACTAATTAAATTAGTATATCATATACTTGTAAGGTTGATTGAGACCTTAATAAGGAAAGGAGGAAAGTTATGGTTGAAGGTATATTAATAGCCCTTGGAATTCTAGCAGGATTCTACAAGTTCAGAAAGCTTAGAGCAGAAGCTTTAGAACAAGAATATAAAGCTAAAATCCAAAGGCTACAATATAAAAAAATAAAATCAGAACAGAAATATAAACCAAAACATTGATGTTCTGATAAACCACAATGAAAGGGGGGTGCCCCTTAATTTGTGGCACCTTCATCATAACATAAAACAAAGATGTTAGATATAGCACTTAGATATTTAGGATGTTTTTTAATAGGATTTGTGGCGGTAGGAGCCTTTTATGAGATTAGATACATCAACGCTAAAAAAGAGGTTGAAAAACTTCGAAAAGAGCTAGATGAATTAAAAAAGAGAGGTGATTAAAAATGGCTACAAAATTAAAAGTTTTGAGAGCTGAGCATGATTTAACACAAGAAGATTTAGCTGAAATTTTAGGAACGAATCAAAAAGTAATATCCACTTGGGAAAGTGGGAAAAGCGTTCCTAGACCTGCTATGATGCAGAAAATAGAAGATTACTTCCATGTTCCAAAGGAAGAAATTTTTTTTACAGCTTTTAACTATTTAAATTAGTTAAAAAGTATAAAAATAGCAAAATAAACCAATTAAATTAGAAAGGATTGAACACAATGAACGAACTCAAAGTTTTAGGCCAAGAAAAAATTGGCCAATATGAATTCACAGGAATCGAAGGCGGATTCGGCGAGGATAAAAGAGCAATGTTAGTTAGAGATATTGCGGTTATTCATAACTTAGAAACGAGAACCGTAAATCAAACGATTAATAGAAATATCAAACGTTTTAAAACTGGGATAGATATTCTTGATCTAAAACAAATCACACGCAGTGATGTGTTTTCAGAATATGGATTTACCAAAGCTCAGTGGGGGAATGCTAACAACATCTACCTACTGAGTGAACGTGGATACGCAAAGCTTTTGAAGATTCTCGAAGATGACAAAGCTTGGGAAATTTACGATGAACTTGTAGATAATTACTTCAACATGAGAGAAGCTATCAAAACGGATTCAGCAATCGGCTTAAAAGGCAAGCGATTGGCAATCATGGAAGAAAACGCAAAAACAAAACAAGCTCAGCTACTTTTCAAGGTTGCAAGTGGTACGGCTTCAAATAGCGCACGTGAAAGAATTTTCGCTCATATTGCTACAGAATTAACGGGTGAAAAATTTATACCAGAAATTCAAGAGAAAGAATTTAGTGCAAAGGAAGTCGGCGATGAACTTGGTATTACTGCTAATAAAGTTGGTAGAATTGCAAACATTCTCGACTTGAAAGCTGAACAACCAGGGCAAAATCAATTTGGTCGTTGGGCGATGAGTAAATCACAGTATAGCAATAAAGAAGTAGCTCAATGGCTATATTATCAAGCTGGTGTGAATAAAATTGCTGAATTTTTAAGAGAGGGTTAATAGAAATGGAATTTGAAACTGTAAAGGAATGTTTAGAAATGTTACTTGATTTGAATAACACTGAAAATGAATTACAAGTAGATGGAAAACTAGGAACTATTAATGATTTAAAAGATTTTAATTTTGAATTAATAGTTAATATGTGTGATCTCCTAGGACTGGAAAGCCTTTATTTAGGAATCGATACAGATGAAAGCAATTGATTTTGATAAAAATGAAAACATCTTAGATGAAGTAAGAAGGTGGGCGACATGATGGCGAATGGGTGGAAAACACCACAGGAAATCATGAAAGACTACGGATTAGAAAAATCAGCATTTGCAGAGCGTAAGCGAGATTGTATTGCTAATCCAGAGTATCGGGATGCGATAGTCCAAGACGGTCGCAAGATGACATACATCATTGAAGAGCGTTGGCAAGCATACTTGAGATATCGATCAGAGCAATACCGAATTAGGATGCTAGATCCACATATTAGGAAAAGCACGGCTAATTGATATTGAAGGCTAAACAATGGATGGAAGAGAACCGTCAGCGGATTGACTGGCGGGCCAAGTTACCAAGATAAGGAGGATTTAAGATGAACAAAAAAGAAAAGGCCGTCATAATCTCAGTCAAAGCGCTAGGCGCGTTGATGGCCATGGCCGGCACCGCTAATTGGAAAACAGAAAACACTGCAAAAATTGCTGCTGATATCGCTTTGCTCATTGATGATGTTGACGACGTTGACATTAGAAATGAGTTGAAAGCCTATATAGTAGCATTCGGCGCCCTGGAGATGCAGGCTCATGGTGAAGATGCCAAGGAGATGATAGACGGCGCCCAAGAAGCATTCGGGGATGAAGTGCTTGAAAAGGTGCTTAAGAAAATCGAAGAAATCGAAAGTGCAAGGAGAAAGAGAAAATGAACGAGAAGGAATTGCTGGTGCCAGTAGCAGTTGAAGAGTTAGCCGCATTAGAGGCTATGGCGATGCTTTCCAATTGTGAGGTAATCGATTTTAGAACCCTATCAAGCAAAATCGATGAACGAGCTGAAAAAGTTGGAGACGACTCAAAGAGCCTCATTGGTTTAATGTCACTGGCTTACGTGATTTTTGAATATAAAAAGAGGGGAAGAGAGGAAGCTGCACAAAAAATCTTTGATGAACTGAAACCGGAGATAACTCCTTCGGTGGTAGAACTCTTAGATGTTTTAGAAGAAGAATGGAGGGAAAACAACAAATGAGCAAAGAAGAACTGTTGATTGCGTTGAGGTTAACACAACACAATCACAAGGTTTTGATGGAACTCAAGGACAGACAACTGGAGGCGAAAATTAAATGAGAAAATTCAAAATTACGTACGAAGAGCGCGATGAGGAACGTTATCCCGTCGAAAATGATCTACTGAGAATCGAATTGCGAAGTACCGGTAAAATTTTAAGCCGGATTACCACTTTAGACGTTTACGATATCGAAATTGACGAAGGCTTTGTTGCCATTTGGATCGACGATAGCCACAAAGGCTCTGCGCCTGATATGGCCATCAATGCTAGTTTAGTGTATAAAATCGAGAGAATCGAGGAGGAAGAAAAATGAAAAATTTATCTGAAATCAGAAAAGAACGTAAAGACGTCCTGACATACTGGACTGTCGGAGACATCACGGGAAACTGGGCACCGGAAAGAGTTGCCTGCATTGCCGCTTTTCTAGAAGAATTGGATGGCGAAAAAGACGCCATCGTAAGGGGGTGATTTTATGGAAGAACAAGATCCGGAAGAAATTGTTAGAGATTTTGTCCGCAATGCTAAAAAAGCCCACAGCGTTCTGTGGGCATTTGACCAGCTTATCTTGCAAGACAGCAAGTGGTGGAAACCTCATGCTGCTTTGCTAAAAATGCTGACTGAATTTGACAAAATCGACATAGACTAAAAAAACCGTCCCTTGAAAAAAGGAACGGCCCGAAATTTTAAAACTTAAAACGTGTTTATTATAACACAAAAACAGGAGGAAATGAAAATGAACCTTTTTGAATTAAATAAAAATTATCGTAAGGTCGAATCACTCTTCGACGATGGCGCTGAAGTGTCTGAACAGGCACTGAAAGACACACTTGAATCAATCAGTGAAGCAAGGGATGTAAAGCTTGACAATATTGCATTCTTGATTGAACGCAATATCGCAAAAGGCGACTTTTACGCCAAGAAAATCAAGGAACTGCAGTCGGCGAAAAAGTCCGCTGAAAACACGGTAAACCGCCTTAACGCCTACATGACGTCTGCCATGGACGATGCAGGTCTGAAGGAATTGCAGACCGAGAATCACGTTTTGAAGCCTCGCAACTACAAGGCAAGCGTGGTTGTCGATGACACGCACGCAATCCCGGATCAGTATATGGTCACGAAGACAACTGTCACACCAGACAAAACGGCAATTTATAAGGCACTTAAAGCCGGCGAAGAAGTTCCTGGAGTCCATACCAAGCCTAATCGAAAGACTGTGATTAAGTGACGTTCAAACTTCGCAGCTATCAAAAAGAGTGTCTAGACAACATCTACCGCTCTTTAAGAAAGGACAACAAATGTATTGTTGTTCAATCACCGCCAAGAACCGGTAAAACGGTTATCATGGCAGAAATTGCAAGGCGGACAACTGCCAAGGGGAACAGGATTCTGTTCATCGTCCATAGGAAGGAGATTGTAGATCAGGTAAAAAAGACGTTTGCCGAACAGAACGTAAAGCCGGAATTCTGCCAAATTGGAATGGTCCAGACATTTACCAGGAATATCAACCGGTTAGCCAAACCCGACGTGATTCTTGTTGACGAAGCGCATCACGCCTTGGCAAAGACTTACGGTAAAGTTCTCGATGCATTCCCGAATGCGGTTAAGCTGCTGTTTACGGCAACACCCGTCAGAATGGGGCGGCTGCAGCTCGATCAGATTGCGACTGACATCGTAGAAGGAAAACAAATCCAAGAACTGATGGATACCGGTTTTCTCGCACCGTTCCGTTATTTTGCACGTAAAAAAATTGACGATGATAAACTTAAAAAATCGTCAACGGGTGATTTTACAGTCGGATCAATGACGGATGCCATCGAAAGTGGTATCTATCAAGCGGTAGTAAATGAATACCGCAAGCGGGTAGATGGCCAACAAGCGGTGGTTTACTGGTTTTCTGTAGAAACGGCCAAGCTATGCGCGCAAGCATTCAAAATTGCGGGGATATCAGCCGAAGAGATAGACGGCGACACACCACCGGATGTCAGAGACCGGATAGTCGATGATTTTCGAGACGGCAAGGTTAAGATTCTGACGAACGTCAACCTTTTTACGGAGGGCATCGACCTTCCGAACGTCGATTGCGTGATTATGGCAAGGCCTACCCAGTCGTTGGCACTGTTTCTGCAGTTTGCGATGCGGTGTCTGAATCCCCGGCAAGGGAAAACCGCAACGATTATCGATATGGTCGGCAACTGGGAACGCCACGGCTTGCCGTCAGAAGAACGGGACTGGGCAGAAATGATGCACACCAAAGCAAGGCGACAGAAAAACGTCGATGGCCCGACCGTTTGTCAGTGTCCTGAGTGCATGGCGGTTTGGAACACGAAAGCCGTTCGGGAGAACGACAACACGTGTCTTGATCCGTTTTGCAAATATAATCCTGTTATTCCGCCACCTAAGCGGGGAATACACGTTGCTGAAGGTGAGATTGAAGAAATTGACACTGCTGAGCAGAAAAGGAGGAAATTCGCCGAGAAGTATATGAAGCAGCAGATAAAGAACAATCTGGGCGATAAAGACCAGTGGGAGCTGCAAAACTACCGAGAGTGTCTGCAATACGCAGCACTCAAAGGTTGGAAGAGAGGATGGGCCTATCACTGGGCAAAAGATCATAACTTGCCGGGCTTACCGGTACGACGATAAAGGAGGAATTTTTATGGGTATTTTACCTGAAGACAAACCATGTCAGCCTAAGAAAGAGCCGCACAACTTCTTTGTGTACGGCGCAACAATGAGCGGGAAAAGCTATTTTACTAGTTTCTTCCCTCATCCGTTGGTATTAAACACTGACGGAAATTCGGAGCAAGGCACCGCTCCAAGCATTCAAATTAGAAACACACGTGACGAGCGAGGTGCCTTGAAGTCGAACTGCATTCAGCAGTTAGACGAAATCGTAACGGCGCTTCAGCAACCAAGCTGCACGTTTCAAACGGTAATCGTTGACGTAATCGATGATATTTGTGTCATGATCGAGCAGGCAATCTGCCTTAAGCACAACGTACAGTCACTTGACCAGATCGGGTATGGGCGAGGGTATGCGGCTTTCAATGCGGTTTTGCAACAGTTCGTAATGGATTTGAAGGCACTGAACCAAGACGTCATCTACATCAGCCGTGAGCTAGCGCTTGTCGATGAAAAAACGGGCGCAACATCAAAAGTACCTAGTCTTAAAACTAAGTATTATAACATTGTGAATGGCAACTGTGATTTGGTCATTCATACGGAAAAGTTTGGGAAGAACGTTTACCGACGTTCAGTGACGGATTACCGTCAGGTTTATAAAGCAGAAGACATTAAAAATGAGCGTGTCCGGAAACTGTTAAATTCAGTTGAGGGTATGTTCCAGGATAAATAACTAGGAGGAAAAAATATGAGTTTACAAGACGTAGCTAACGGAATTATGAAGAGTGGTTGGAACGCAAAAAAAGACAGTGCTAATGACGGGTTTGACAACCTCAAGCCGGGAACGTATGAGGTCATGCTTGACAAGGTTAACCATGCGGCATTTTCGAGCGGGTATGAGTGCATTAACTTCAGTTTCCAGGTAATTGCCGGTGCTGACGCAGGGCGCAAGGAATTTGTGCATGTCAACCTTGCTGACAAGAAAAAAGACGGATCGCCGATGCCGGATTTCGTCGTATCTAAGAACATCAAGCTGCTGTTCAAGATTGCGGCACTGAGTGAATTGCAGCTGACACCTGATGACTTGGCAGGGGACGAAACGGGCATTTATGAGCGGGTGGTTGCCAAATTCAATGCCGGTCACGAAGGGCAGGTCATGCAAATGAAGATCACGGAATCACCGAACAAGAAGGACCCGTCAAGTCCGTACCGCAATTACGACTTTGCGGAGTCAGACATCAAGGTAGAACAAGCGGAAGCACCGCAAGATCCGTTTGCTAATGCCGCAGACAACATTGACGATAGCGATTTGCCATTCTAGAAAAAACGAAGGCCAGTAAGCATGTAACTACCGGACGGGTGGGATGCCCGTTATGCGAGGTGAAGTTAATGAACAATTTGGTAAATTTCGCTTTGAGTTATGCAGAGCGTGGTTTTTATGTAATCCCGACAGTCGGCAAGAAGCCACTCAAGAAGTTCGCCGGATTGCCGGCTATGACACCGGATGAAATCAAGGCGTTTTGGAACAAACACCCATACGCAAACATTGCACTTAAGACAGATAAATTTTTCGTAGTCGATATTGACCGTCACGCTGACGGGGCAGATGGAGTTGAGGAAATCAAAAAAGCGGGGCATCCGGAGTGGTTCAAGGGCACGCTGGCACAACGCACGGCGCACAATGGTTTTCAATATTTTTTCAAGAAACCGGCCGGCATGAAAATTGCGCAAAACATCGCTTTTCTACCAGGAGTTGACATCAAAGCACACGTCAACAATTATGTGGTGGTCGCACCCAGCCAAATCGACAGCAAGCCGTATCAATGGATCAGCAAAACGGGCATTATGAGAGAACCCGACCAGGGCTTACTTGACTTGATCAAAGAAAAATCGAAACCGGCTGCACCTCAGGCAAACTTTGCAGGAAGTTTCGGAGGCAAAACGCAGACTACACAACTGTTTGAGCAGATTATAACCGGTTTGGGCGAGACCGGAGGGCGCAACAATGCGCTAACCGTGTTCGTTGGCGGCTTACTCCGGCGCAACGTTGATCCTCAGATAGCCTATAATCTTGCTTTGCTTGCGAACGAAAACACCGAGCACTCTTTAAGTGAAGCAGAAGTTGAGCGAACCGTGCAGAGCATCATCACGGCAGAGCTAAGACGCAGAGAGGAGGGAGGTTCTTGAAACTGATCAAAAGCGATGATGCAGAAAAATTGAAGGAATTTCAAGGCAGCAAATCGCCTTTTCTAGTCGATTCAAATAATCATATCAAGCGAAATTCGATTTTCAATATCAAAGTAATTCTAGAGATGGACCCTTTGCTAAAAGGGATATTCAAGTACAACGAGTACACCGAGTGCGTCGAAGTTGTCAAAGATTGCCCTGAACTGCACATCGCTAAAGGTTTTGTGCGTGACGGGTATGTTGATTCGATTGCCTGCTATATCGAAAGCAGCACAAAGTATCAGCACGTTTTGTTTGATCAGTTGCGAATCAGAACCGCAATCGAACAGGTAGCGTACAACAACGGGTACAATCCGCTGAAGATATACATGGAAGAAGCTGCTAAAAAGTGGGACGGCAAAGACAGGCTGACTACTGTCTTTTGTGATTTTTTGGGAGCCGAGAGACGAGAAGAAGTAGTGCTTTCGACAAAGATGTTTTTTTACGGGGGAGTTGCTAAGATTTTTGATCCGTCCGTGAAGTTCGACTTCGTGCTTGATCTGGTCGGTGGACAAGGTGCAGGTAAAACGTCTTTTTGGCAAAATATCGCTCCGTTGGGGTACTACACTGATCAGTTTTACACGTTTACCGATAAAGATGATTTTTCGGTTATGCGAAAGGCGCTGATCGTTAACGATGACGAAATGACTGCTACACGAAAAGCATCGTTTGAAGAACTGAAACGGTTTGTGACGATGCAACAGTTTGAATATCGTGAGCCCTATGGGCGGAGCGTATCGCAATTTGCTAAAAAGTTCTTACTAGTTCGGACAACGAACGATTTGTATTATCTCAAGGATAAGACAGGCGAACGACGTTTTCTGCCGATACTGGTTAACAAGGACAAGCAGACGATGAATCCCGTTGAGGATTTGACGCCCGATTTCACGCAGCAGGTGTGGGGGCAGGCGGTGGTCGAATATCGTAAACAGCCCGATTTCAAATTCACGTTCACCGCAGAACAAGACGAGATGATCAGCGACTACCGCAAAAACTTTATGCATACCGATGAGCTCGAAGATGAGATTGAAGATCTGATTGAAAACAATTGGAAAGGCAAAGATTTCATCAGCTCGGCTGACATCGAATTTGACTTATCGCTTGTCAATTTGGCGTCAGACAGGAAACTGTCTAACCGTATCTCAAATATTATGATCAACCGCTTCGGCTTCAGGAAAGGGCGAAAGAAAATTAACGGAGTTACCAAGCGAGGTTATATGCGGTGACACATGGGTGACACATCTCCGTTTTAGAAGTGTCACCGCTCCAATCCCTTGGGACTGTAAGGGTAGAGCGTTTGTTTTAGTTTATGCGGTGACACATCTTTTTTATAAGTGTCACCGCCTTAATCCCTTGTGGCTGTAAGGCTAGAGCGTTTAAGGTGACACTACTACTCTATATAATAATAATAATATATATATATATATATAGGGGGTAGTAGTAAAGGGGCTACTATAGAAAAGTTGAAAATAAGTGTCACCGCGTCACCAATCGCTGAAACTGTTGGGAGAGTAAGGCTAAGGGGGTGTCACTAAAAAATGGCGGTGACACTTCTATGTGTCACCTTTATGCAAAAAGCGTGTATAATCGCATAAACGAACGATAAGGAGTATATTTTTTTAATGAGTCCAGAACATAAAATTCAAAACGAAATTCAAATTGCATTGTCGGAAAACGGATGCAGGGTGTTCAGAGCGAACGTCGGCAAAGTCCGGCTTGAAGATGGAAGATGGTTCGACACGGGGCTGCCAAAAGGCCACCCTGATTTGTACGGATTCAGGATTACCGACGGCAAAGTTTTTTACATTGAGGTCAAGACGGCAACGGGCAGACCGAGACCAGATCAAATCACGTTTCATAAAATGTTGATGAGGTATGGCATCATTCACGGCATCGCACGGTCCGCAGACGATGCGGTCAAAATCGTTAAGAACGGGTTGATAGGATATGGATTCTAAAGATAAAGCAGGCTGTCTGGTAACAGCGTTGTTGCTGTTATGGCTTGTGGCAATGTGGACATTGTGCAAAGTGCTGATTGGATAGTGAAAGGAGGAGATGTCGTGAAGTGGTACCTGGTAACCGTCAATCTTGACGGAACGATTACGAATAAGCTGATCAGAGCAAACAGCCCTGAAGAAGCCAAGAAGGAGGCGCTTAGATGCGCATCACAAGAGACTACGGACTTACAAGCTCAAGGTTAGAGCACGATCTGCTTGCGAGTATCGACAGAAGCATGAGGGCTGACGTCAGGAAACGCAGGAAGAAAGTGCCGGTGGTAAGATCTGAAAGAAAATACACGCATTTATGGCACGGCGTGAATTTAGGAGGACGAAAATGAAGTACAGAAAGAAACCAGTTGTGGTTGAGGCGGTTCAGTTCACAGATACTGAAGAATCAATTTTAAAATTATCAGAATTGGGATTAGATCCAGTCTGGATTGATTACGCTGACACAGACAGCCCGATTTTAAAAATAGAAACACTCGAAGGATTGATGATTGCGACAGAAGGTGACTACATCATTAAGGGAGTTCAAGGTGAATTTTATCCGTGCAAACCTGATATTTTTACAGAAACATATGAAGAAGCAAAGGAGTGCAGAAAATATGACTCGAGAAGAATGGATTCAATTTAGTGTCATTTCGGTAATTTATGCAATTGTGCACATTACGATAGAACTGATAAAAGAAAGGAGAAAAAAGTGAGACAGGATAAATATGATTACAATGAAGCAGCACGAAGATATGCTGAGAAGCTAGACCGAATTGACAGAGCTATAGAAGAAGAGCTGCGAAAGGAATTCCTGACAAAAGCAGGCAAGATATTGCTGATTGCATCGATTATTCTGTTTATGCTACCGCTGATTTTGATAAAGGAATCAGTCATGGTGGAATTACGCTTTCAGCTGGTCAGTTGTTTCGGAATGATTGCGGCAATTGCCATGATTAAGGTGGGTCGTGACTGACGCATTCAAAAGGAGTGATATTACTTGGAAGATATCTTCAAGACAAATAAAGCATATCTTTTTCAGTATCGGAAGAAAATGGAAAAGATTCAGCGCTTGGAAGATAAGCTGGCGCAGATCGATGCCGACATCATATCGCTCAAGTCGCCAGTAAGCGATGGCATGCCGAAAGCATCCGTCCGTATCACGCTTGACGACAAACTGATACAACGCGATGAGCTGGAGAACAAAATCAATACGCTGCTTACTCACGCCAGGAAGAACAGGTCGGACATTACACGATGCATTGACGCATTGGATAATCAGAAGCAGGCACTGGTGTTGGACCGTTATTTCATCAGTGCTCAATCCTTGGAATACATTGCGGATGACATCGGATATAGTCGCAGCTACGTAACTAAACTGTACGTCCAAGGGGTACAGTCAGTCATCGTGGTGTAGTAACCAACAGTATACAAACAGTGTACAAAGAGTATACAAACAGTGTACTGATAGTAACCATTGAACCGTGCTATTATAGTATCGTCGAAGAAGGCAAGGAACAGTCCCCCTGTTACCTTGTCTTTTTTTATACCCTGGGGTCGATACGGTTTCAGCATCCCCCTATGTTTTTAATCCCCCTGGGAGGTGGTCAGTATGGTCAGAGCGGATAGGCAAGGACAGCACAGGACTGCATTTGAGAAGAATAAGAAGCGCTTGTTGATGACACAGAACACGTGCGGAATTTGCGGTATGCCGATTGACAAATCACTAAAGCCGCCTGATCCGATGTCGCCAGTTGTTGATCATATCGTACCGATTAGCAAAGGCGGTCATCCGTCAAGCATAGACAATCTGCAGTTGGCACATTGGACGTGCAATCGGCAGAAGTCTGACAAGCTTTACGCTGACGGATTCAAACACAAGGCTCAAGTGATTGGCAATCGCAATCTTCCTCAGTCAATCAACTGGGCGGCATACAGAGAGGGGGGATAACCCCCTACCCTCGCGTCACGCGGAGTTTCCCGCCGTCACTGTACATTTTTTCTCGCGCGACATGAAAGGAGTAGATAAAGTGAGTGAATTTAAGGGTATGGGGTACCTGAAACGCAAGCTGGCAACCGTCAGACCACGGGTTCTGATGAGATACAGGCAGTATGCATCTAAATATCATGATTCCCCCGTCGGACTGACTATCCCGCCTAGCGTGCGTGATCGGTATCGTGCGGTACTCGGGTGGAATGCGAAGGGTGTTGACGCTTTGGCAGACAGACTGGTATTTAGAGAATTTGCAAATGATGATTTTGGAGTAAATCAGATTTTTAAGCAGAACAATCCCGATGTGTTTTTTGACAGCGCAGTTCTATCGGCATTGATTGGCAGCTGCTGTTTTGTCTACGTCTCTGCTGATTCTGATTCTGCTGATCCTGTGCGGCTGCAGGTCATTGAAGCGTCTAATGCCACGGGTGTCATTGACCCGATTACGGGTCTGCTAACGGAAGGATATGCCGTACTTCAGCGAGATACTGATACAGAGGCACCGCTTCTGGAAGCGTATTTCACGCCTGCTGAAACATGGTATTACCCTAAAGGCGGTTCGCCATATTCAATCGCCAATCCCGCTGGTATGCCGCTGCTTGTTCCGGTCATTCACAGGCCCGACGCTGTCAGACCGTTTGGTCGGTCAAGAATCACCAGATCAGGTATGTATTATCAGCGTTACGCCAAACGCACGCTTGAGCGAGCCGACGTCACAGCCGAATTTTATTCGTATCCGCAGAAATACATTCTTGGCATGGATCCTGATGCCGAACCGATGGATGCGTGGAGAGCAACGGTTTCATCTCTTTTGAGGATTGACAAGGATGATGATGGCGACCGTCCTACTGTCGGCCAGTTCACGACCGCAAGCATGGCTCCGTTTACCGAGCAGCTGAAAACCGCAGCTGCCGGTTTTGCCGGAGAAATGGGATTGACGCTTGATGATTTGGGCTTTGCGTCTGATAATCCGTCTTCAGTTGAGGCAATAAAGGCCAGTCACGAGAATCTGAGATTGGCTGGACGTAAGGCGCAGCGGTCACTGGGCAGTGGCCTGTTGAATTGCGCATATACGGCGGTGTGTCTTCAGGACCAGTTCCACTATGCACGTAGCCGTTTTGTTGATACTGAGGTTAAGTGGGAACCGTTATTCGAGGCCGATGCTAATACGCTGACGCTGATTGGCGATGGCGTAATCAAACTTAACCAGGCGATTCCGGGATTTGTGACGGGCGAGACCATCAGGGATTTGACCGGCATTCATGGCGCAGAAAACACCAAACCGCAGATTACTACACAGTCAGAGGTGGTAAGCGATGACTGATGATGTTTTTCCGGAGTTGCTGAAACTGGTCTGTGACGAATTTGAAAAGTCATATGCTGCTAACGGGATTGTCAAACAGGTGCAGAAGAAGCTTGAGGATAAGTCAGCTACATATGCTGACGCTTACGAGTACGCATATGAGGTCGGCTGCATGCTCTCTGACGCCCTGACAAAACATGTAACAAACGAATTATTGCCTAACGGTACAATGTACTACAATATTGCTCAACGGCTGTTACAGGAAACGCTGGGTACCAATTATAAACTGGTGTCTGAACTGGCGGCTAGTGTGCAGAAAGTTCTAAATAGAAAGGCGGGCTTGACCCTAGCCGCACTGAAGCCGGACATTGATCAGAATAAGGTTGATGGATTGATTGAGCGCCTGTCCAAAGGTGATTTTGAAAATGACAAGTTCGTGATGAGCAGTCCGATTGCTAACTTCACGCAGTCCGTTGTTGATGACACAATTGCTAAAAACGTTGAATTCCACGCCAGCGCAGGTCTGCATCCGAAAATCGTCAGAAGATATGCTGGCAATGGCTGCAAGTGGTGTGCAAATCTGGCGGGGACGTACGATTATCCAGTTAAGCAAGAGATCTATCGCCGTCATGATAACTGCCGCTGCATTGTTGAATATTTTCCGGAGGACGGAAGGGGCGTGCAGAATGCACATACTAATGAGTGGAGAAACGAATCGAAAGTCGAACGTGAACGGATTCGTAAATCAAAAGGCGATAATGGCTTTAAAAGAAAAGACAGCATTCAGACTGCAGCCGAAGCGGAGGCAAGGGCATTGGGATATAATCCGATTCCTACGTCGAAGGCTGTTGAGCATTTAAGGAAAGAGGCAAGAATATGGCAAAAAGATTTGAAAAAAGAAGAAATAAGGTCGATTAATAAATATACGTATAATGGCACAGATGATGATGGCAAGAAATTATTCTTCAAAATCAATGAATATTCGGAAGGCCGTTATTCCCCGAAAGATGAAAAAGAAGAAGAAATCATTTTGAGAAATGCAGGTTTTATAAATAAAGGCCTATCGAAATTTAAACTGAAAGATGATATAATAGTATACAGGAACGATTTCTATCCTAGAGACTTAGTCGGTGTTTCCCACAAATTTACGAGTACGTCGGTCGCACCTGGGGCAGTAATAGGAAAGGCACCCAATGTGGCAATTATTGTTCCCAGTGGAAGTAACGGCGGTTACGTTGAGTTGATAGCTGATGAAGCATATAGACAGCAGCGAGAGTTTGTTATAAACAGTGGCGCTGATTTAGAGTTAGTGAAAAAAGAGGCTGGTTTGTATATTTATAAATTGAGGTGATATTTTTATGTTGAGTAAGAAATTGGCTCGAAAATATTATCTGGAGCGAATCTATGCAGAATCACGCAAGCCGGATTATACCGAAGAAGAGCTGCGTCTTCAAAAAGAAAGAGCAAAAAAGTTGGACGATTATGTTGAAAAATTGCGTAGAGAAGAACAAGAAGAATTAAAATCTAAGCATCCGTAAGGGTGCTTTTATTTTTCCATAACGTGTTTAAGAGGTGCAAAAGATGACTATGATGTGGTTGGCTTAATCGAAATGATATTTGGCGGTTAATTAAGTTAACCGCTATTTTTATACTCTTTTTTTGCCCTGTCATATGGCGTTAAACTGGGCAATACGATTGAAAGGAAGAAGGCCATGGCTGAAAAACGACTAGGCAATCAGAATCCTACTCAATCGGTAATTCTACCGTACACTGAATCTTTGTCGGATGAAGCAATCGCAATATACGAAAAAACCGGGCTGAAGAGCTACCTGTGGCAGAAAAATCTTGTCAAGTCAATCATGGCTGTTGATGATGATGGCTTATGGGTGCATCAGAAGTTCGGTTTTTCCATACCCCGTCGTAACGGTAAAACGGAAATCATCTATATTCTAGAACTGTGGGGTCTGCAGCACGGGCTTAACATGCTGCATACGGCGCACAGGATCAGTACTTCTCATTCATCTTTTGAAAAGGTCAAGAAGTATCTTGAAAAGATGGGAATGAAGGATGGCGAAGATTTCAATTCCATTCGTGCAAAAGGCCAGGAACGTATTGAACTGTATGAGACGGGCGGAATCATTCAGTTTCGTACGAGGACATCCAACGGTGGACTGGGCGAAGGCTTTGATTTTCTCGTTATCGACGAGGCACAGGAGTATACGACCGAACAGGAATCGGCACTCAAGTACACGGTGACCGACAGCGAAAACCCGATGACCGTGATGTGCGGTACACCACCCACACCCGTTTCAAGCGGTACGGTATTCACAAAATACCGTGAAACTTGCCTTTTTGGCAAAGCAAAATACTCTGGTTGGGCGGAGTGGTCGGTATCTGAAGAAAAGGAAATCGACGATATCGATGCATGGTACAACTCCAACCCGTCGTTGGGTTTCCATCTGACGGAACGCAAAATTGAAGCTGAACTTGGTGAAGATAAGCTTGACCACAACGTTCAACGCTTGGGTTTTTGGCCAGCGTACAATCAGAAATCTGCAATTGCAGCAACTGAATGGGATGCGCTAAAAGTTGACAGTTTGCCGGCTTTTCAAGGCAAACTGTTTGCTGGTGTCAAATTTGGTCAAGACGGGGCAAACGCTGCGTTAAGCATTGCGGTACATACCGCAGACAAGCGGGTGTTTGTCGAAACCATCGACTGTCAATCGGTCCGCAACGGTAATCAGTGGATTGTTAATTTCCTGAAAACTGCTGATGTGGAGCAAATTGTAATTGATGGGGCTAGTCGCCAAAAAATTCTGGCCGATGAACTCAAAGACTATCACGTCAAAAACGTGGTACTGCCGACCGTCAAGGAAATTATCATGGCCAATTCCATGTGGGAGCAAGCGATTTATCAGAAAACGCTATGTCACGCAGGGCAGCCGACGCTTAGCAGAATCACAACGAACTGTGATAAGCGCAGCATCGGCTCAAGCGGCGGTTTTGGGTACCGATCGCAGTTTGATGACATGGATATCAGTGTTATGGACAGCGCGCTGCTGGCGCACTGGGCTTGTGCAACCCTCAAGCCCCGTAAAAAGCAGAAAGTAAGCTACTAGCTTGCTGACATTACCGAACGCACGGGAAATGCGGAGAAAGGAGACAGTGATATGTCTGAATTTAAAACAATCGAAACGCAGGAAGAACTTGATCGCATCGTAAAAGAGCGTCTGGCGCGCCAGAAAGAGAAGTACGCCGATTACGACAAGCTCAGGGAACGCGTTGAGGAACTTGAAACTGAAAATGCTGAGCTGCATTCGACGGTCGAATCATCCAAATCGGAAAAAGGCGAGTTTGACAAGCAAATCGCAGACCTGCAGGCCAAGATTTCCGGTTATGAAACGGAGAAAATGAAAACCCGTGTGGCTTTGCAGAGTGGTTTGCCACTTGAGTTTGCCAATCGGCTACGAGGTGATGATGAAGACAGCCTGAAGCGCGATGCAGAAACACTGGCCGGATACATGCAGCCTAAGTCGGCTGCCCCGTTGAAATCGACAGAACCGGCAGTTGATGATAAAGGCTGGGCGCAGATGACGCGCCAGCTTACAGAACATTAATTTAAAAGGAGATTGATATTATGGTTGACACATTAAAAGGCGGTACAACTTTTTCACCGGAGCTTGTTACAGAATTGATGTCGAAGGTCAAGGGCTATTCAACCCTTGGCAAGCTGAGCGCTCAGACGCCAATCCCGTTCAACGGGTCACAGCAGTTTGTTTTTAACCTCGAAGGCAACGCTCAAATTGTCGGAGAAGGCGAAACAAAAAAGCCGGGAAAGGCAACGATTGAAGCAAAGGTAATCCGTCCGTTGAAGTTCGTTTACCAGGCTCGCATTTCAGATGAATTTAAATATTGTTCAGAAGAAAAGCAGATTGATTATCTTCAGGCATTTAGCGATGGATTTGCTAAAAAGATTGCGGTTGCCTTTGATTTGGCCGCAATTCATGGTCTGGAACCCAAATCGCTTACTGACGCATCATTCAAGGCGACTAATTCGATTGATGGGTTGGTAACCGCGGTTGAGTTTAATGCTAAAACGCAGTTTGATGATCAGATTGATTCAATTGTTCAAACTGTTGTTGACGATTACGATGTTACGGGTCTCGCACTTTCCCCTGCAGCTGGTCAGGCGCTGGCGCAGATTAAGGTAAATGGTGTAGTTCAGTATCCTGAATTCCGCTTTGGTCAGAATCCTGACGCATTTTACGGCATGGCATCTGACGTCAACAAGACGCTTGCCACAAAAGGCGCTACGTCCGAAAACGATTATGTCATTGCAGGCGATTTTCAGAATGCGTTCAAGTGGGGCTATTCAGAAGAAATCCCGCTCGAGGTCATCGAGTATGGTGATCCTGATCAGACGGGACGCGATCTCAAAGCCAATAACGAAGTGTTGCTTCGTGCCGAATCGTTTATCGGTTGGGGCGTGCTTGACGCGAAGGCGTTTGCACGTATCAAAGCACCGGCAGAATAGTCACCATAGATTAGCTTAGGGGGTGGTAGGGTGGCAAACTTCGCAACCATCGAAGATCTTGAAAAATTATGGCGCGTATTAAAGCCGACTGAACGCGAGCGTGCGGAAGGCCTGTTGGAGATTGTCTCTGACAGTCTGCGTGTCGAAGCGGACAAAGTAGGCAAAAATCTTGATGAACTGGCGGCCGACAGCGATGCTTATGCGAGCGTTTTAAAGTCTGTGACCGTTGATGTTGTAGCGAGAACGCTGATGACGTCAACTGATCAGGAACCGATGACACAGATGACGGAGAGCGCTTTAGGCTACTCCTACAGTGGTTCATTCCTTGTTCCTGGCGGTGGATTGTTTATCAAGGACACTGAGCTTAAGCGCCTGGGATTGAAACGTCAGAGATACGGGGTGATTGACCCGTATGCTTAAAGGAATTACAGTTATTCTCGTTGACGAGACAGAGGAATCAGAAGACCCGTTCGGACAGCCAGTTACGGTCAAGGAAGAGATTGCGGTTGACAACGTTCTGGTAGCGCCAGCGTCAACGGATGATGTTACTGCCGAGATGAGCTTGACTGGCAAGAAGATCGTGTATGAGCTAGCCATACCTAAAGGAGATTCGCACACCTGGGCCAATCGGCAGGTCAAGTTTTTTGGTCAGACCTGGCGAACTGTGGGCATTCCTCAGGAAGGCATCGAAAGCTTGATACCGCTGACGTGGAATAAGAAAGTGATGGTAGAGCGCTATGAGTAATTCTAAATTCGTTCTAAATCGTGCCGGTGTTGCACAGCTGCTCAAATCGTCCGAGATGCAGTCAGGGCTTAAGGCTAAGGCTAAAATCATTCGTGAACGGTGCGGCGATGGATACGAACAGGATATATATGTCGGCAAGAATCGTGCAAACACTATGGTATATGCCGATTCCATCAAGGCAAAACGCAGTAATGCGAAGCATAATACGATTCTGAAGGCGGTGAATGCGGCACGTGATTGAACTCATTTTGAAACAGTATCTTGACAGTGTGCTTGCTGTTCCCGTGCTTTTGGAGCATAAAACAGGTGTTACTGTACCGTATGTCCTGCTTGATAAAACGGGCGGCAGTGAGGCAAATCACTTGAAGAAGGCAACGGTTGCCATTCAATCGTACGGAACATCACTGTATAATGCGGCGAAACTCAATGAGGATGTCATCCGAGCAATGGACGGGCTGACAACGGTTGAGAACGTCGGTGGTGCGCATCTTAACGGCAGCTACAATTTTACTGATACTGAAACTAAGAATTACCGCTATCAGGCGGTATATGATATTAACTATTTGTAAGGAGGTCATATAATGGCAACAACAGTTAAATATGTCACGAATGCAAAACCTAAAGTCGGCGGTGCCATTTACAGCGCTCCGACCGGGACGGCATTGCCGACTGACGCAACCAGTGCGCTTAATGCAGCGTTTAAGTGCCTTGGATACGTGTCAGATGACGGCATTCAGAATTCGGATGAACGCAAGACTGATGATATCAAGGCTTGGGGCGGTGACATCATCAACTCCGTCCAGAAGGAAAAGACGGATACGTTCAAATACACTTTGGCCGAAGTGCTGAATGTTGACGTTTTGAAGGAAGTGTATGGTGATGCCAATGTCACAGGAACGCTTGACACAGGGGTAGTCGTTAAATCGAATTCAACTGAGCTTAAAGAACACGTGATTGTCATTGAGCTAGTGTTGAGGGACAATGTGCTGAAGCGAATTGTGATTCCGCAGGGGAAAGTCACCGAAATTGGCGAAATCAAGTATGTTGACGGCGATGATGTCGGCTATGAAACCACCGTTACCTGCTTCCCCGATGACAACTCAAACACGCACTACGAGTACATTGTCAAACCAAAGGCGGGAGGTGATCATAATGCTTAAAGGCAAGACAAAGACAGGATTTGAGTACGAATTTGATGAAAAAATCTTGAAGAACTATGAGTTAGTCGAGTTGCTGGCAGAGGTTGACGATAACCCGCTTGTCTTGCCTAAAATCTTTAAGATGTTACTCGGTGATCGAGTCGATGAACTTAAGAATCACGTTAGAGACGAAGAAGGGGTTGTTGATATCGAGAAGATGTTGGTTGAATTTCAAGACATTTTCTCAACTCAGGCCGAATTAAAAAAATAATTTTCCTTGCCGCTGCAATCGGCACCGATGAAGATGCTTTGATATGCGACCTGGCCGAAACATACGGCATCTACAATTATAGACAGCTACCTGCGGACCGGGTAGCTGTTTTTGTGTATGGGCTGAGGGATGATTCTAGGATAAAAATGGCAATGGCTGATACAACGTTGCCGTTAAACACGATGCTACAGGCTGGCATTCTAGACAGATTGAGCATTCTCATCTGGCAACAGACAGAGGATGCGCAAACCGGCAAGAACAGACCAGCTAGCATAGTAGATTTGCTGACAGGCAATGCACAAGAACCTGAAACTGTATCGTTTGCAAGCGGCAAGGAGTTTGAAGAAACACGCAACAAAATTTTGAAAGGGGTGGAAGCTGATGGCGATTGAGCTCGGCAAAGCTTATGTGCAAATCGTGCCTTCCGCTAAAGGAATTTCAGGCGGGATCACAAATCAAGTTGTTCCCGCAGCCGATGCAGCCGGCCGTACTGGCGGACTGACCCTTGGCAAAAAGTTAGCCGCAGTCGCTTCTGCCGCAATCGCGGCTGCCGGTATCGGTAAGGCGATTGCAGCTTCGATTGAAGAGGGCGGAAAGCTGCAGCAGTCAATCGGTGGTGTAGAGACGCTGTTCAAGAGCTCGGCAGGTATGGTCAAAAAGTATGCGCAAGAGGCATACCGCACAACGGGCGTGTCGGCTAACTCATACATGGAAAACGTAACCAGTTTTGCGGCGTCCCTTGTGTCGTCGTGCGGTGGTAACACGAAAAAGGCCGCAAAACTGGCCAATACCGCAATGACGGACATGGGCGATAATGCCAATAAAATGGGCACTGACATGGAACTGGTTCAGGAAACGTATCAATCTCTTGCCCGTGGCAACTATGAAATGTTGGACAACTTGAAACTCGGCTACGGTGGTACTAAATCCGAAATGGAACGACTGATGAAGGACGCTGAAAAGCTGACGGGGGAACACTACACTGTCGGCGATTTTGGCGATACTGTCAAGGCAATCCATGCGGTTCAGGAACATCTTAAGATTACGGGTACAACGGCCAAGGAAGCATCAACTACGCTTCAGGGGTCGTTCAACTCGATGAAGGCTTCGTTTCAGGATGTTCTTGGCAATCTATCCGACGGCGAGTTAGACATAACTCCGTCGCTGAACGCGTTGTCAACAACCACGTCTAATTTCCTGTTTAACAACTTCCTGCCAATGGTCGGCAGAGTGTTTAAGAATCTGCCTGGCGCAATAGGCACGTTTATCCAGGCGGCGGCGCCTAACGTTAAAAAGGGAATTCAAGGACTTTTTTCAAATCTTGGCATAAAAATCGATTTTTCAAGCATTACGTCAAGTTTTTCAAAAATCACGTTGGCAATTCAGCCGGTTGTCAATACGATTAAGAACAGTTTCTCGCATTTGAATTTCAGCGGATTACAGTCGCTTGCCAATGCGATTCTGCCGGCGGTTTCAGCCGGTTTTTCTTCCTTTGCTTCAGTTGCGGGCCCTGCTATCAGCGGAGTGGTCAAATCGTTTGCGTCACTGTGGAATGCGGCTCAACCGCTAGTCAGCGTGATTGCCGGTGCGCTTAAACCGGCATTCCAGGTTTTGGGCGCATTCTTAGGCGGTGTGTTCAAGGGCGTTTTGAGCACGATCAAGTTTGCTTTCGACGCGCTCAAAGTTGTTATCCAGGTCATCACGCCGATTGTGCGAGTGATAGTCAATGTGTTTAAAGCATTTTCGCCAGTTATTACAATGTTGGCAAGTTTTATCGGGCAGTTAATCGGTCAGTTCGGTGGTCTGGGCGGTGCGGCTAAAACGATGAAGAACGTTGTCAGCACTGCGTGGAACGGAATCAAGGATGGTGTAAAGCTCGCTGGTGAAGGCGTCAAGGGTGTAGTCAACGGTTTGAAAATCGCATGGAACAGTTTGAAGTCTGCCGGTAATGCCTTGCGGAGTGCAGTGTCAGGAGCATGGCATGGATTAGGCAGCGTTGTTTCCAGCGTATCCGGAGGTGTACGCGGAGCCGTCAGTGGCGCTAAGGCAGCATTTAGCGCATTCGACCGTGGCGTCTCCAACGTGTCTGGCGGCGTCAAGGGTGTTTTGGGCGGTGTTAGGTCTGCATTTAACGGATTGCGGAACATCAATTTATGGCATGCCGGTGCAGCTATCATGAACGGTCTTCTGAGTGGTCTCAAATCAGCTTGGGGAAGCGTCAAGCATTTTGTCGGCGGTATCGCCAAGTGGATTAAGAAACATAAAGGACCTATCAGCTATGATAAAAAACTGCTGATTCCGGCCGGCAATGCAATCATGGCCGGACTTAACGGGGGACTGGTAAACGGATTTGAAAACGTTAAGTCAACCGTGCTGGGCATGGGCAACACTATCGCAGATACGTTGACGTGTAATCCGGTTGCCGCAATTACCGCAACTGGAACCATTGAACCGGGCATGGTCACCGCTAGTGCTACACCGGTTGTGATCAATTTGACGCTTGGAAACAGTGATTTTTCTGCATTTGTCGATGATATTTCAAAAGCACAAGGGACCAAAGCACAGTTCCAACGCAACTACAAATTTTAGGGGGGAGGGGTTAGATGAAATCTCAAGTGGCATTTAGCTATGGCGGTCAGTGCCTGGATAGTAATATAGATGGGTTCACCACGCTTTCGGTTGCTGGCAGAGGTGATTTTACCCGTGCAGTAACTGCTACGGATTTAGCTAGTGATGGTGCCAAATATCTGAGCTCGCGCCTGGAATCGAAAAAGCTGACGATCAAGTTTTTTCTTAAATCTGTCAGCTTGACAGACTTGACGGCAAAGCTGGGAAAGCTTAAATGGATTCTTTCGGCTAAGAATACCACGGTTTCGTTTGCCGATGATCCGCTATATAAATATGTAGGTACAGTGACATCAGTTACGCTTGACGATACTACGCTACACCCGACAGGCTCGATCGAAGTGACGTTGAGCGACCTGTACTGCTATTCAATCGCACAGCAAAAAACAGGTACTGGCAAAACGGTTGCTTTTATTGATTACGATAGTGAGTTTCCTAACGTCCCTCTTTCGGTCGAGTTCACGCCTAGCTCAGCTATCTCTGTTTTCCAGATGACAAGCAATCAGAGCAAAAGGTTCCTGCTTAACCAGTCGGTTTCGGCCGGCAAGAAGGTAGTAGTTGATTTTGAAACACTGTCGTGTACTGTCAATGGTGCAAACGTATTGTCGAGCGTATCGCTTAACAGCAACTTTGCTGATTTTACGATCGATAAAAATACGGTGTTGACGTTTAATGCAGATGGTAGATATTTGGTCAGATTCGAGGTGAAGAAATTGTGATTTTGTATCAGTTGAATAAAAAACAAGACGTTATCGGCATAGTATCGTCAGATATTTTAAGCGCAACGTTCGAGGAACAAATCAATACGGCCGGCAATCTGAAGTTCACTACCGCAAAAAAACTGCGCGATGACTGTCTGTACGTACTGTTCCAACGGCCGAACGCGACAACGTATATGTGCTTTAAAATCTTGACCGAAACGCAAGAAGACAATCAAGTCAGCTATACCGCAGTTGAATCGGCATATGATGAGCTGGGAGCATACTCATACATCAAAGATTTGAGACCGCAAAATCGGACTGCTCAAGAAATGCTGACGCAGATTCTTGCACAAACACGGTATTCGGTTGGCTACGTTGCTGACACCGGCGTGCAAACCACCAATTTTTACTACACAACCGTATTGGCTAGTCTGCAGAGCGTGGTCAACCTGTTTAACTTGGAAATTACGTTTGACGTTGTTTTTGATCCGATTGACAACAAAGTTAAAAAACGCATGGTCAACCTGTACCAGCAACAAGGGTCCAGGACGGGACGGCGGTTTGAGTACGGTGACAAACTGTTAAGCGTAACGCGAGAACAATCTAGTGATGAACTGGTAACTGCATTGGTTGGTCGAGGTTCGAGTGTTCAAGTGAGCGAAGGAACAGACGGAAGCCCTGACGGTTATAGCCGGAAGATAACCTTTGCCGACGTTGTTTGGAAGAAATCGGCGGGCAATCCGCTTGATAAACCGGCAGGGCAAGAATACCTTGAAGACCCGGCTGCAACGGCCGCATATGGCTTTTCTGACGGCAAACCGCGAATCGGTTTTGTCGAATTTGACAAAATTGACGACAAGAATTTGTTGATAAAGGCAACGTATGACAAGCTGCAAGAGCTCAAGCGACCTAAAGTATCATTTAAAGCATCTGTTACGGACGTCGGTAATTTGAATTTGGGCGATACTGTTGCAATTATCAGGCATGATTTAAAAATAGAGTACCTGACGCGCGTTTACAAGGTTACGCATGACCTGCTCAACCGCCAGAACAACACGATCGAGCTGGGCGACGATTTCCAAAAATCAAGCATCACGTCAACGATCAGCGCAGTTCAAGATACGGTGCAGAGCGCCAAAGAGTATTCACAGTCTGCCCTACAGTCGGCAAACGGCAAGAATACCAACTTCTATGGCGCTAGTCAACCATTGTATGCCGTCAAAGGCGATTTGTGGTACAAAGACTTAGGCAATGGCGAAACTGAAATGTATCAGTACAAAAACGGAAACTGGGAGCTAATCACATCAACCGCTGATATAGATTTTGTAGCAAAACAAGTTGAGGAAATCAACAAAACGGTGCCGACGAAGAAAGAAGTTGAAGAAGCGGATAAAAAACTGAAAGATGAATTCGACGCTGCTTCCGCCTTATACAAATCCAAAGCCGACGCAATTGAAGCAAGCTTGAATGGTCAGCAGCAGGACGTCGATTCGCTGAAAAACGATGTCAAGAGCGCACAGACCGAATACGACAATTTAAGCAAAAAAGTAAATGACAATAAAAAGGAAACCGATGCCGACTATGCTGCCGTCAGTGGCAAATTGAATGACACTACCACTACTATAGTAGACGTCAAGAAAACTGTTTCCAGTTTGCAGACTACAGTAGCCGACAACACAGGTAACATCAACACCATCAAGACTGATGTTGCCGGCACAAAGCAGAATATCGCTACTGCTAAAGGCGATATCACGTCAATCAAAGCTGACGTGAGCGGTGTCAAGACCACCGTAGCTGGTCACACGGGCAAGATAACTCAACTGACCGCTGACGTAAACGGAGTCAAATCAAGCGTATCAAACAAAGTTGATAAAACGACATACCAGTCTTATGTCACTCAAACAGACAAGGCACTGTCCGCTAAACTGACGGCAAGCGATCTGCAAGGGTATGCTAAGACAACTGATTTGGAAACAAGAGCAGGAAAAATCGAAGCCAGTCTAACGTCGCTACAGGGGGATATGTCGTATAAAGCAACAACGCTAGTCGACAAGCCTGAGTTCTCGGATGGCGATGTAGGCGGATGGGTCGCAGGAGGGAAACCGGCAGTACTGTATAAAACAGGTGGCGTTGACGGCTATCATTACAGTGTCCAGTCCCAAAACATTGATAACTTGTATGCCAGCGCGTACTGGAAGCCGGTTGCGTCCGAGTCCAAGTGGTATGTGGAAGCACTAATACCGAATTTTGAACCAGCGGGGGGCAAAAACGTATATGCAAATGCGAGCCTATACTACATCAGGCCTAGTGATGGCAAGAACGCGTGGTCGTTCGTAGATTGTGGAGCAAAAGCTATAGCCCCGCAACACTGGGGTTGGGTAAAGGGATATGTAACTGTTCCCTACGGTGTTACAAAGGTTAAGCCATGCATTTCAATGAAAAGAGCCGACGGAACAAATATCAAAAGCGCCGTAAAGTACTGTCAGTTCACGCTTGTTAATGCCGGTGTGCAGAATCAGCTTACCACTCTGTCGGGCAAGATAACCGCAACGAGTGACCGCTTATCATCTGTTTATACTAAGTCAGATACGGATAGCAAAATCAGTACCGCACTGAATCAGTCTGCCGCTCAAATCACTGCCGCATTCACGCAGAATGGCAAAACGCCTACACTGGCTAACCTGGACGCCAGCGGTGTGTATCTCAAAGGCAAACATATTTATTTGGACGGTAACACCTATATTACCAACGGGATTATCAAATCGGCAGCCATTGCAGACGGCGCAATTACCAATGCTAAAATCGGCAACGGTCAAATTACCAATGCCAAGATTCTTGACGCAACTATCAGCAGTGCCAAGATTGCATCTCTTGACGCATCGAAAATCACCACCGGCACCATCGATGCGGCTAAAATCAACGTCATCAATATCGATGCATCTAAAATAACGACAGGCACGCTGACGGCTGTTGAAATGCATCAAAATGGCGGGGGCGCTGATACGTGGATTAACAAAGACGGCATACACAACCAAATGGGGAACGATAATGTTTGGATAAAAGAGGGGACGTTAGCGGCGTTTGATTCGAGCGGGCAGGGCATGTATATGGAGTCGGGGCAGTTAACATTAGCTAGCCATGCATACTGGCAGAACGGTTGGAAAGACGAAAGCATAGATTATGGTGTTATCAAGTGTGACGATGACATAACTGGCAAAAAAGGAATCGGAATCATTGGCAAGGGCGGGTTTAACTTACGCACTGACAATAGTACAGCGAACGCATGGACTGGAAACGAAATGATTGGAAGCGTTACGGCTGGAGCTGGAATTATCGGCACCGATGACGGCAAACTAATTCTTGGAAGCCTTAAACCTGTTTTTATCGAGGGCGGCTGGAGCTTCAACGGCTATGATGGTTTTAATCACATCCCGTTTGTGCAGGTTGGCGGGCAAATGTCCCAAGCTGGTGCGTCACTGGATAAAAACGGCTCTTCTGTTGTGATAAACGCTTGGGACATCAAACTTAATGCTTGTGGCAAAACAAATCGAAACATTATACTGAATCGCTTGACGTACAACGGCGAGCATACCATCACCCTTAATGACAGCACATCCGATTTATGGTGGGGCCCTAAAATGCACGCCCCGTCTTTTGTCAACACGTCGGCTTTATCTAAAAAAATGAATATCAAAAAACTTGACGTTCAAACCGCCATCAACGCTATTAAGAACACAGATATTTATGATTATCAGTTCAAAGAATACGGAATAACAGGCAGACACTACGCCAGTCTGATTATCGATGATGTAAATGATAAACCGCAGTACAAAGCGGCAGGAGCATTCGTTGACGGTGGAGGCCGTGATGACGGAACGCAGCTGGGGTATCTGACAGTCGTTGTTCAGAGTTTATTAAAGGAAATTGATATATTGAAAGAAAGGATTGATAAGTAGTGGATCATACTCAAAACGTAATTCAGCAGTTGGCGATTGAAATCGCAAACAATAAAGTAACTATTGCAGAGCTTAAAGCACAAATTGAAGAATTGAAAGCAAAGGAGAACGAACAAAATGAAAACAACTAACATCCAATACAATTTTAATGAGGACGGAACAACACAAAGCATCAACGTTTCGATGAGATTCGACGTATCGCCTAACTATGTATCAGCAAGCATTGAGTTGTCGGCGGCGGATTTGACAGACGGCAAAACGCTTGACGATTTGACGCGCAAGCAAATCAGCGATCTTGCACACGCCAAACTTGTCAAAGTTGTAGGCTAACATAAATGCACGGGTGGGTGGGTAGGATAAAAAAAGGAGTGATTAAATGCTGCACATCGAATATTTTAAACATCTGTCAGCGCTGATTGATAACCCTGTTTTCTTCGCGTTTTTCCTAGCGGTTCTAATCGACGTCATGACGGGGTTCGTCAAATCACTGGTCAACAAAAAGACAACGTCCAGTAAGGGAATCGGTGGACTTATCAAACATTCAACGTTGCTGCTGATCGTATGTATGCTATATCCGTTCTGTGATATTTACGGAGCTAGCGGAATGGCAGACACGCTTTTGATTTTCTATATCCTGTTTTATGCGATTTCCATTACGGAGAATTTGGGACAAATGGGAATCCCGATTCCGTCTTGGCTTAAAAAATACATTTATAAGTTATCCGATGACTATCGAGGTGATGACGATGAGAAGTAAAATCATGTTGAGCTTTGCCGTATGCGCAGGGCTTTTTTTATGCGGTCAGAACGCGCAGGCAAATCGATTAGGTCAGGACGTATCTAGCTATCAATTGAGTGATTTCGATTACATGCTACAACGTAAACAGCTAGGGTCTGAATTTACCATTGTCAAGCTAGGCGGTTCCGGCGGCTTTGAAGGAGAACATTATCAAAATCCAAAAGCTTCGGCACAGCTGGCCAATGCGTCAAAAAGTGGTCAGGACGTTGCAGGCTACTTCTGGGGACAGTTTGGATCAGATAGATTGATGGCGCAAAAGATGGCCGGCTATGCAGTAGCGGATGCGCACAGGACAGGGTTAAAACAGGGCGCTGCTATTGCGCTGGATTACGAGCAGGGTGCATCGATGTCAAGAACAGCCAATACCGATGCAATTATTGAGTTTATGTCAGCCGTTAAAAGCGCGGGGTATAAACCGCTACTATATAGCGGTGCCTATTATATGAAAAGATATGTAGATATTGAGCGTATTGGTAAGCAGTTTGGAACGTGTCTGTGGGTTGCTAGCTATAAGACAACCGGATTACAGTTAGCTCCGGATTTTGCTTATTTCCCGTCAATGAACTATGTAGCGATGTGGCAATTTGCGGATAATTGGCATGGTACTGATGGAAACGTGGAACTTGTTTCTGTTATTAAAGGAGATGTTAAAAACAACGTGGCGGTTAAGCCAACTGTTACTGTTTCTGGGAGCTACTATACCATTAAGTTCGGTGATTCGTGGTGGTCAATCGCAAATCGTTTTGGTATGGACATGTATCAGTTGGCACAGCTTAATGGCATGTCGATTAACAACGTTATTCATCCGGGTCAAAAAATTAAAGTTAAGGGCACGATCAAAAACGGTGCAAAACCAATTAAAAATAACAATACTAGCTCTTATCTTGTTAAGCCTGGCGATTCGTGGTGGAGCATCGCGGCTAAGCATGGACTGTCTATGTATGCGTTGGCGCAGCGCAACGGCAAGACTATCTATACTGTTATCCACCCGGGCGACCGTCTGACCATCAGCGGACGAACTGCCACTGCCACATGTGCCTACACTGTCAGACGTGGGGACACGCTGAGCGGTATCTCTGTTAGACTAGGAGTGTCGATCGGTCATCTGGTACAGGTTAACCGTATAGGCAACCCTAACAGGATTTATGTCGGTCAGCGTTTGGTATACTGA